ATTGAACTTTACTTTCACTACAACATTAACAACAAAACTTATCTTTCACCACAATCTTTTGGTAGACCTGACCCTATCGTTGAGTTTGCTGACAAACTAAAAAGAATGGGTGATAAAGAAGATTGGAAAGCTGCAAAAGCTATGGAGCCGAAACTTCGTACTTTCGTACCTGTTATTGTAAGAGGTGAAGAAGGTGAGGGAGTAAGATTTTGGGGATTTGGTAAAACTGTATATCAAGAAATCTTAGGTTACATCGCTGACCCTGATTATGGTGATATTACAGACCCAACAAGTGGTAGAGATTTAACAATCGAGTACAAATCAGCAGAAGAAGCTGGTACATCTTACCCAACTACAACAATTAGAGTTAAACCAAGTGAATCACCATTGAGTGAAGATTCTACAAGAGCAACTTCTTTCTTAGAATCACAAACTGAAATTACTGATTTATATTCAGAATTATCTTATGATGAATTAAAAGGTGTATTAGAAGGATGGTTAAATCCAACCGATGAAGCTGGAAATGGTTCTGAACCACAATCTGCATCACAACAAACACTTGCACCACAACAACCAGAAGCTAATAATGGTGGTGGACCACCATCAGCACCGGTTACAACTGAAGCAGCATCTGCAAAGAAAACAGATGATGTTGCAGCAGCTTTTGATGATTTATTCAACAACTAATTAAACCAAATTTATGGCAAAGAAACAAGAACTGGACTTAGCAGACATCCTTGCGGGTGAACTGAACAAACAAGCCAAAGATAACAAAGTTGCATTTTTCCTTGATGATGATGGTGCACCTACAAACGTAGATGGATGGGTATCAACAGGATGTGCAATGTTAGATGTTGCAATTTCTAACCGCCCATATGGTGGATTGCCAGTTGGTAGAATAGTTGAAGTAACTGGTTTAGAACAATCAGGTAAATCACTCGTATCAGCACACCTTCTTGCAGAAACACAGAAACAAGGAGGTGTTGCGGTACTAATCGATACTGAAACCGCAGTAAGTAGAGAATTTTTGGAAGCTATCGGTGTGGATGTTTCAAAATTACTTTATGTATCTGCAGATTCAGTAGAACAAATCTTTGATATGACCGAAACTATTATTGAAAAAGTTAGGGAAACATCAAAAGATAGATTAGTAACCATTGTAACCGATTCAGTTGCAGCAGCTTCAACAACTGCCGAAATGGCATCTGATTATGGTAAAGATGGATACGCTACTGATAAAGCAATCATCATCTCAAAAGCGATGAGGAAAATTACCAACATGATTGGTAGACAGAAAATCTTATTAGTTTATACAAACCAACTTCGTCAGAAGATGAATGCGATGCCGTTCGGTGACCCATGGACAACAAGTGGTGGTAAAGCCCTTGCATTCCATGCCTCTGTTAGATTGAGATTAAAGGGAACTGGACAAATCAAAATGAAGGTTGGTGGACAAGATAAGATTGTTGGAATGAAAGTTCGTGCACAAGTTGTAAAAAACAGAATGGGTCCACCACTTCGTTCAACTGATTTTGAAATTTACTTTGATAGAGGAATTGATAATTATGGTTCTTGGTTGAAAGTAATGAAAGATGAGAAGTTAGTTAAACAAGCAGCTGCTTGGTACACTTATGTTGATACTGAAACTGGTGAAGAACACAAATTCCAATCCAAAGACTTCATTGGTTTAATGGAAGAGAATGATGAATTGAGAGAACAAATTTATAAAAAGATATGTGAAGCACAAATCTTACAATATAAATCAGATACTCTCGATATAGATAACATGGAAATCACCCAAGGAGGTGAAGGTATGGATGATTAAAAATAAGTTATGAGTAAATTAGTAACAATGTTGAGAAAAAGTGCCGAAGCTGATAAAGCTAAGGCACTTCTATCTCTCGATTTATTAGACAAGAAGGCAGTTGGTATTGGTGACCACTCTACTGAAGATTTCTACAAGAACGCTGAGGAAGCACTTGGATTACTTGCAGATTCACAAGATAGATTGGAAGCACTTGAAATTTATCAACAAAGTATAGAAAAAGACCTTCTTACATGAAAGAACTATACAAGAACATTTTAGAGTCAGTTGAAACTGATAGAACCCAAAATATCAATAGACACAAAAACTCTCGTGTCCTTATTATTGATGGATTAAATACCTTTATCAGATGTTGGTCATCTATACCAACTATGAATGATGATGGAGACCATGTTGCTGGTGTAACTGGTGTTCTTAAATCAATAGGTTATGCAATCAGACAAACTCAACCAACTCGTGTTGTTGTAGTGTTCGATGGTAAGGGAGGTTCAACCTCTCGTAAAAAGAAATTTGGTGGTTATAAAGCCCAACGAGATTCAAACAAACTCAGAGTAAATCGTCAGTACGCTGATATGATGAACGATGAGGATGAAAGAGAATCTATGAAAAGACAATTCGTTTGGTTAAATGAAATGTTAGATAGATTACCTCTCACAACTATGATATATGATGGTGTTGAAGCTGATGATATCATGGCTTATATTACTACTAACATTCTCAAGGAAGATGAACAGGCGGTGATTATGTCAACTGATAAGGATTTCCTTCAATTGGTTGATGATAAAACCATCGTCTGGTCACCTACCAAAAAGAAAATGTACAATAAAAATCGTGTAAAGGAAGAATTTGGTATTGAATCCAAAAACTTACTTCTTTACAGAGTTTTAGATGGTGATAAATCAGATAACATTCCTGGTGTATATGGATGTGGAATCAAAACTTTGGTAAAAAGATTTCCTGAAATTACAGAAGATGTTAAATTAGATGTAAATGATTTATTACAACTAGCAGAACAGAAAAAGGAAGAAACTAAAGGTAAGATTAAAATATACAATGATATCATAGAAGCTAAAAATCAAATTCTTCTTAATAGAGAATTGATGCAATTAGATGATGTGGATATTAGTGGTACTATTAAACTAAAAACTTTAGATAGATTTAATGAACCTATTAAACCATTAAATAAAATGGATTTTATGAAGGTTCTTTTAAAATACAAAGTAACATCTGCGTTTGGAGATATTAATGATTGGTTAAAAACCACATTTGGAAATTTAATTACCGATTAATTTGTATCTTTCAAATAATTTTCGTATCTTTGTATCAGTTTTAAAAAAGAGTCAATGCAAGAAACAGTAGATACCTTATCGAAATATGGGCAATCATTTCAATCAAAGGTTGTATCTGCACTTTTAACTGATAATAAGTTTCTCGATACCATAGGTGAAATAACCACTACCAAGTTCTTTGAGAACGATGCTAACAAGTGGATTATTGGTGAGATACTTGAGTATCACAATGAGTTCAGAAAACCTCCTACACTTGATGTATTTAAATCTCAGTTGTCTAAAGTAGATAATGAGATTTTAAAGAAAACTGTGGTAGACCAACTAAAACACATCTACACACAAGTTGGTAATGTAGATTTAGATTACATAAAAAAAGAATATAGAGATTTCTGTATTAATCAAAATCTTAAAGGAGTAATCCTACGTTCAGTTGATTTACTACAAGCTGGTTCTTATGATAGAATCAAAGATTTAGTAGATGCTGCAATGAAAGTTGGACACGAAACCAACTTGGGTATGGATTATATCGAAGATTATGATGAAAGGATGCAGGATTTAAAGAGAAGTACTGTTCCAACTAAATGGGAACCAATCAACGATTTAATGGATGGTGGATTAGGACCTGGCGAATTGGGAGTAGTAGTGGCACCTTCGGGTGTTGGAAAGACATGGATTCTCACCGCAATTGGTGCAGAAGCTGTTCGGAGAGGTTTGAGTGTGGTACATTACACAATGGAATTATCAGAACACTACGTTGGTGCTCGATATGATACTGTGTTTACAGGTATTCCCTCTGCTGATTTGAAGGATAAAAAGGAAGAGGTCAAAAGTAGAATCAAGAATCTTCGTGGGAAACTTTTAATTAAGTATTTCCCACCTAAAGGTGTTACAGTAAAGAAGTTACAACAACATATTGAGAAGATGGTTACGTTAGATAACAAGCCCGATGTTATCATAGTTGATTATGCAGACCTCCTACTCTCAAGTTCGAGTAAGAATGACTCTACTTACCAAGAACAAGGAGGAGTGTATATTGACCTTCGAGGAATGAGTGGTGAAATGGAAATACCTATTTGGACTGCTTCTCAAACCAACCGTTCAGCTATTGATTCAGAAGTAATTGAAGCAGATAAAATTGCTGATTCTTATGCAAAAGTAATGAACGCAGATTTCATTATGAGTTGGAGTAGAAAATCAAAAGATAAATTGAACAATACTGCTCGTGCACACATTATGAAAAACAGATTTGGACAAGATGGAATTACTTTCCCTTGTAAAATGGATACCAATACAGGTTATATCGAAGTTTACGATGGAACATCACCAGACGGTGTTATTGCACAGAAAGAAGCAGCAAGTGGTCAATTAGAAACAAAGAAACTTCTACATAAGAAATATGTAGAAAATATGGGGTAAGGGTATCAAAAAATTATCACACCCTATGATAAAAATGAAGGTTAATATAACAAAATAAGAAACTTAAAAAATATTATCAAAAATCCATTTCGTTTTTGGATATATATGATAATTATAAACACCCACCAATCAAACGGTGGACTTAATACTAATAATTAAAAAGGAATAATTTATGGCAAATTCACAAGAAATTTTCGAACAAATCTCAGAGTTATATACTCAATTCGAAGCAGAACACAATGGAACTACTAAAGCTGCAAAATCAAGAGCTAGAAAAGCGATTGGTGAAATTAAAAAACTTGTAACCGATTATAGAAAAGCATCAGTAGAAGAAAGTAAATAATATTAAGGTTACAAATATGAGTAAATTATTCCAAGAAAGAATTCCTTTCAAACCATTCGAATACCCAATCTATTATACAGAAGGATGGCTAAAACAAGCACAAGCGTTTTGGTTACATACTGAAATCCCTATGCAGGGTGATGTAAAAGATTGGAACGAACGATTAACCAAAGAAGAGAAAAATTTGGTTGGGAATATCCTACTTGGATTTGCTCAAACTGAATGTGCAGTTTCAGATTATTGGACAGGGATGGTAACCAAGTGGTTTCCAAAACACGAGATAAGACAGATGGCGATGATGTTTGGTTCACAAGAAACTATCCACGCTACTGCATATTCATACTTAAATGAAACATTAGGGTTAGATGACTTCTCAGCTTTTCTGCACGAACCTGCAGTTGCTGAGAAGTTCGAACTCTTAACTCAAACTACTGCCGATTGGACACCAGAAGATTTGAATACAAATCCACAAGCAAGAAAAGAAGTGGCTCGTTCATTGGCAATCTTCTCTGCATTTAGTGAGGGAGTTTCTCTCTACTCATCATTTGCAGTACTTTACTCATTCCAAATGAGAAACCTACTCAAAGGTATTGGACAACAAATGAAATGGAGTGTAAGAGATGAATCTCTACATTCTAAGATGGGTTGTCAATTATTTAGAGAGATGTGTGGGGAGTTTCCAGAACTACTCGAAGAATCTAAAACTGAAATTGAAGAAGCTGCAAAATTAATTGTAGACCTTGAATCTAAGTTTATTGATAAGATGTTCGAGTTGGGTGATTTGGAAAATCTATCAGCATCAGATTTAAAAGAATTTATAAAAGCAAGAACCAACTCTAAGTTGGAGGAATTAGGATACAAAGGTATCTTTGAATACAATACAGAACAGGCAGAAAACCTTGAATGGTTCTACCACTTAACTGGTGGATTAACTCACACAGATTTCTTCGCAATCAGACCTACTGATTACTCCAAAGCAAATGAAGGTGAGGATTGGGGTGATTTATTTTAAATAAAAGTTATGACATTAAATGAATTAGAAGTTAAGATTCGTGATTGGGCGATTGAACGAAACATTGATAAAAGTGAGAACGCACCAAAACAGATGATTAAGATTATGGAAGAGTTGGGAGAAACCTCTGCAGCACTTCTAAAAAAGAATGAACCCGAATTGAAAGATGGTATTGGTGATATACTCGTAACAGTTATTATCTTTGCACAACAATTAGGTTACACTCCAGCCGAATGTTTAGAAGCTGCTTGGAACGAAATAAAAGATAGAAAAGGAAAAACCAAAGACGGAGTATTTGTCAAAGATGAATAGGAATACAGAAAACATGAAAAATAGATGGAATAGAAGAATGGCGGGTTCTATCTTATCTCCAAATCCAACCGGTATGTTGGTAGATATTGCATTAAGAGCAATAAAATATAATAAAATAAAAAAACAAAGAAATGGCTAAAAACTACGGTGAAGATTTAGGTTGGGAATTAGATGTTGATTTCCCATCATGGGGTAACACAGAGATTTATGTAAAGACAATCTCTAAAGGATACTTACTTGCTGGTGAAAAACCTAAAGATGCTTATTGGAGAGTTGCAACCAAAGTTGCACAAAGATTAAACAAACCACATATGGCATCTAAATTCTTCGATTATATTTGGAAAGGTTGGTTGAACTTAGCAACCCCAGTCCTTTCAAATACTGGTACTGATAGAGGATTACCTATTTCTTGTTTTGGTATCGATGTAGCCGATTCTATTTATGATATTGGTAAAAAGAACTTAGAACTAATGTTACTTGCCAAACATGGTGGTGGTGTTGGTATTGGAATCAACCAAATCAGACCTGCTGGTTCTAACATTACAGGTAATGGAACATCAGATGGTGTTGTACCATTCACAAAAATATATGATTCAACTATCTTAGCAACCAACCAAGGTTCAGTTCGTAGAGGTGCAGCTTCAGTAAACTTAAACATCGAACATAGTGATTTCGAAGAGTGGTTAGAAATCAGAGAACCAAAGGGAGATGTAAACAGACAATCACTCAACCTTCACCAATGTGCAGTTGTTGGTAATAAGTTTATGAGAAAACTTCAAGATGGTGATGAAACCGCAAGAAGAAAATGGGGTAAACTCTTACAGAAAAGAAAAGCAACTGGTGAACCTTATATCATGTTTAAAGGGAATGTAAACAATGCAAACCCTGAAATGTATAAGAAGAATGGATTAAAAGTATTCATGACTAATATCTGTTCTGAAATCACTCTACATACAGATGAGAACCACTCATTCGTTTGTTGTTTATCTTCAGTAAACCTTGCAAAGTACAACGAGTGGAAAGATACTGATTTAATTTATACCGCAACTTGGTTCTTAGATGGAGTACTTTCAGAGTTCATCCAAAAAGCTAAGAACATGAGAGGATTCGAAAACTCAGTTGCATCTGCTGAAAAAGGTAGAGCATTAGGATTAGGAGTATTAGGATGGCACACTTACTTACAACAACAAGGTATTCCATTTGAAGGAATGGAAGCACAGTTTGAAACTCGTAAGATTTTCTCCCAAATTAAAATCGAATCAGAGAGAGCATCAAGAGATATGGCATCTGAAATGGGTGAACCACTATGGTGTAAAGAAAGTGGAATGAGAAATACCCACCTTCGAGCAATTGCACCAACAGTTTCAAACTCGAAACTAAGTGGTAATGTATCTGCTGGTATCGAACCATGGGCAGCAAACATATTTACTGAACAAACTGCAAAAGGAACTTTCATTAGAAAAAACCAAGAGTTAGAAAAGGTACTAAGAAAAGCTGGTATCAATAACAAAGATACTTGGGATAAGATTATGGAAGATGGTGGTTCAGTACAAGATTTAAAAGAATTAGATAATTGGGTATATCTTGGAGGAAAGATGTTACAATTATCAGATGTATCTGAAGAAGATAAACTAAAAACCTACCCTGTCAAGGATGTGTTCAGAACGTTTAAGGAAATCAACCAAATGGACTTGGTTAAACAAGCTGGTGTAAGACAACAGTATATTGACCAAGCCGTTTCCTTGAACTTGGCATTCCCTTCGATTGCATCTCCAAAGTGGATTAATCAAGTTACGATGGAAGCTTGGAAGCAGGGAATCAAAACGTTATATTATATGAGAACTGAATCAGTACTCAGAGGTGATATCGCGACTCGTGCAGTTGACCCCGATTGTGTGGCTTGTGATGGTTAAATTAATAATTAAATAGGAGAAATTATGATTGAAGTAAAAAAATTCTACGCAGAATGGTGCGGCCCTTGTAAAATGTTAACACCAATAATGGAAAAAGTAAAAACAGGATATTCAGATGTATCGTTTAAGGATATTAATATAGATGAAGATTTTGAAATTGCACAGAAGTATTTTGTACGTTCAGTACCAACAGTTATCATCGAACAAGATGGTCAAGAAGTTGGTAGATATGCAGGACTTCAATCAGAACTTACCTATAAGAACGCCTTAAACGAATTAAAAAGTGCTTAAAATATTTGGCAGATTAAAATATTTTTCGTATCTTTGTGTTACCTTAAAATTATAAGATATGATAAACCGTTACGATGAAAAGAAGCTTGAAGAAAACTACAACAAGTTTTTAGAAGCTATTAAAAAGTCTTTTAGTGGAGAAAGACTTGAAAAATTACTCCATATGTATTCGATGGATGAATTAGGTCCTAACCTAATGTTATCTCCAGCGAGTGGAAATCAATTTTATCACAACTCTTACGAAGGTGGGTATATTGACCATGTTATGAATGTGGCAAGAAACTCACTTCGTATGCAGAAACTTTACCAAGAAGCTGGTGGTATTATTGATTACGAACAAGAAGAACTCCTATTTTGTGCATTTCACCATGACCTTGGTAAACTTGGTGTAAAAGGTGAGATGAATTATGCTTTAAATGATAGTGATTGGCACATCAAAAATCGTGGTGATAACTATAAAAGAAATGAAGCTATCACCTATATGTCAATCACCGATAGAACTTTCTTCACTTTACAAGATTATGGTATTCGATATAATGAAAACGAATACTTTGGTATCCAACTAACTGATGGTATTTTTGATGATGATAATATCAAATACTACAAAACTTATGATAAGTCAAAATACCTTAAAACAAACATTCAGTTTATTTTACATTGGGCTGATTGGATGTCTACTACAATAGAAAGAGACCAAGAAATTAAAGCACCGTTTTAATGAATGTAGAAGAACTTTGGTTTTTCAGTAATAGATTACGAGGTGAATCACACCCATCTGCAAAACTAACAAACGAACAAGTTAGAAAAATAAGAGAACTCTATAACCAAGGGTTCTCTACAAATGTTATTGCTCGAAATTTCAAAGTGAGTAAGTGGAACGTAGAACAAATAGTTAAAAACAAAACTTGGACACACTTATGATGAGTTTGATAGATGCAATCAAAGAATCTAAACGATTAGAAAAACAAAAAGGATATCATAAGATAATTTATAGGGTATATGACCCTCACCAAAATAATGAATTGGTTTATGTTGGTATTGGTGGTAGAGGTAAACGAAAAGGTTCTGGTAGATTAGAAGAACACAACTCAAATCATTATACTAATTTTAGAACAAGATATGTTATATTGGAAGGTTTAAAAGAACGAGAAGATATGCAGATAAAAGAAATGTGTGATAGATGGGATAATCTAAAATGGGAATTTGATTTATATGATGAAGAAACTAATGTTAAAGATATAGAACAAAAACTTATTGTAGAAAATTCACCAAGATACAATATAGATGGTAAACTAAAATAAAAAATTATGTCAGGAGCTTATGGATTTTCAATAAACTTAGAATTTGTTTCAGATACCAAAGATTTGGTTAATGATATAAAAGAAATTATTAACGATAATTCTAATGAATCTATTATCTTAAAAGAAACTTTACTTGATGAAGAAATTGAAGATGGTAATGTGGTTTTCTTTGGTGATAATGAAGATACTTGGAGACATCCTTATCAAGAAGAAGTTATTAATAAACTTAAAGAAATATCAAAAAAATATAATGGATATTTTGTTGGTGACTTTGAGTGGCACTTTCATGAAGATGATATTACTGAAAGGTATTGTTTCACAGAAGGTGGTGAGATAACAAAAGATTACATAGAAGATTAGTGGAGTTAAACAAAATATATAATGAAGATTGCTTGGTTACTCTTTCTAAAATGGAAGATAACTCAGTAGACCTTATTGTTACTTCACCTCCATATAATAAAAACTTTTGGAACAAAGGTAGGGAACGAAGAGGAATAGATTTTATTAGAAAAATAGAATACTCTACTTATGATGATAATTTACCACAAGAGGAATATGTTGAGTGGCAGAAGAAAGTGATTAGTGAATGTCTAAGAGTATTAAAACCAACAGGTTCTCTTTTCTATAATCACATAGATATAATGTCAGAGCACTTAACTATTCATCCAACTTGGGTATATGACTTCCCACTTAAACAAATTATTATTTGGGATAAGTGTGGGACACCAAAGATTGATAAATCTTATTTCATGCCATTTACAGAATGGATATTTTGGATTAAGAAAGAAAAAGATTCTATACCTTACTTTGATAGAAACAATGCCCTCTTTAAGAAAAACATTTGGTCAATACCAAGAAGTCAAGAATCCAACCATCCAGCTCCATTTTCGGAAAAGATGGTAGAAAATGTGGTCTTATCTTGTAGTAAAGAAGGTGATGTAGTTTATGACCCATTTATGGGTAGTGGAACAACTTACAAAGTGAGTAGAAAACATAACCGAAATGTAATCGGTAGTGAGATTAGTGAAGAATATACCAAACTTGGTGAAAGTAAAGTAAATAAACATAAATTCTTTTGATGGAAATAAACACAATATATAACGAGGATTGTTTAGAAACTATGAAGAAGATGGAGAATAACTCTATTGACTTGGTAGTTACATCACCACCTTATGCGGATAGAAGAAAAACAACTTATGGTGGTATTCATCCTGATAATTATGTTGAGTGGTGGTTGGGAATCAGTAAAGAAGTTCAACGAGTTTTAAAACCAACTGGTTCTTTTGTGGTGAATATAAAAGAAAATGTAGTTGATGGTGAAAGACACACTTATGTTTTAGAATTGATTATTGCAATGAGAAAACAAGGTTGGTTATGGACAGAAGAATATATGTGGCATAAGAAAAACTCATTTCCTGGTTATTGGCCAAATCGTTTAAGAGATGGGTGGGAAAGACTCTTACATTTTACGAAAGATAAAAAGTTTAATATGTATCAAGACCAAGTTAAAGTTCCTATTGGTGATTGGGCAAAAACAAGACTTGAAAATCCAACTGAATATGATAAAGAAAGACAAGAATCGTCAGTTGGTAGTGGGTTTGGTGTAAAAAGAGCAAATTGGGTAGATAAAGATTTAGTATTACCAAATAATGTATTACATATATCAGCAGAAGCTGGTAATAAATCTCATTCTGCAGCATTTCCTGAAAAATTACCCGAGTTTTTTATTAAATTATTTACTCAACCAAATGATATAGTTTATGACCCTTTTATGGGTAGTGGAACAACTGCTAAAGTTGCAATAGACTTAAATAGAAACTTTATTGGTAGTGAATTATCAGAAGAATACTGCGAAGTTGCTAACAAAAGAATAAATCAAAACGAAAATACGAGGAAATTTTTTGAATGGAAATAAACAAAATACATAATGGAGACATATTAAAAATGTTTTCTAAAACACCTGACAACTTTGTTGATTTAATTGTAACATCACCACCTTACAATGTTGGTATTAATTATTCCGATTGGGATGATACTTTACCACCTGAAGAATATTATGATTGGTGTGAAAAGTGGTTAAAAGAATGTTACAGAACACTTAAACCTGATGGTAGGATTGTAATTAACATTCCGTATGAAACCAACTTTAAAGATAGGGGTGGTAGACAATTCTTCATTGCAGAGTTTTGGCAAATTATGAAAAAAGTTGGTTTTAATTTTTTTGGTATTGTTGATTTAGTAGAACCATCTACTCATAGAACGAAGAAAACCGCTTGGGGTAGTTGGATGTCTGCATCAGGTCCTTTTGTATGTAATTCAAAAGAAGGATTGGTATTAGGATATAAAGAATCACCAGTTAAATTAGAAAAAGGTGAATCGCAATGGGAATATGAAGAAGTTGATGTTCTTGGTAAAATGAAAAAAGTTTACAAACAAGAAGATAAAGATGAGTTTATGGAGTTGGTATTTGCAGAGTGGAAGTATTTTGCAGATACAAGGTCTTTAACTACTGCAACTTTCTCAGAAGATATACCTGCAAAAGCTATTAAGATATTCACTTACAAAGATGATTTAGTATTGGATTGTTTTAGTGGTAGTGGAACTACCGCTTTATCCGCTAAGAAATTAGGTAGAAATTATTTAGGATTTGAAATATCACCAGAATATCACAAAATATCAGAGAAAAGATTACACGACTATGATGTTCTACAAGAAGTAGAAAGAAAGTCAAAAGATTTCTTTGATTATCAAAAATAATCGATAAATATTTGGATATATCATATTTTTTTCGTATATTTGAGTATAATAATTGATAAGATATAAAAGATAAATGATTTCAGATAGATTTAAACATCTTAAAAACTTAGGTTATCAAACCTTTGACAAACCAAGAATGTTTCTTTATTCTTGGCACGAAGATAACGATGAAACTAAAATGGGAGAACATTGGGTTTTACCTGGTGTTGACCCTGTTGAAGATATCCTAAAGTATATTCGTCAATCTATGGCAAGAAGAAAGGATAAGTTCGATGATGGAACTGTCCAAGTTTCTCGTATATGGGATGTTTCTGAATTTGCTAAAAGTATAGACAGATTCAGACCTAATAGTAAGGTTGATGATGTTGTTAGAAAATATGTTGGTTATGTAAAACAAAGTGAGGTTCACTCTTTAAACTTCATTCTTCTTAACAACAAAGTTCAAGAGTTTTTGGTTAAACAAAACCAACCCCTTCCAATAGTAAATCTTTCTACTGACCAATACTTTTCAGTTTATGAAACTGTTCAGGCAATCAAAGAAGGTAAAAGAAGATTACTTGGTGAGAAGTGTGCTAGATTTGGTAAAACAATTTACTCATCTGCAGTTGCTACCGAAATTGGTAGTGAGTTTATTATTGTTTCAAGTTATGTAAAGACAGTTCATTCTTCATTTGAAACTGATATCAACTCGTTTGACCAATTCAAAGAATATCACCACATAAATTCTCAAGATAAAGATTACAAAGAAAAAATAGAATCACTCCTTAAACAAGGAAAAAAAGTGGTTGTTTATCTTTCTTTAGTTGGTGGTACTTCACGAGATGAAAGAATCGAATACTTGTTCAACTTACCTAAACAAAAGTTTGTTGTGGTTGATGAGGCCGATTTCGGTGCTCACCAAAAGAAACAAACCGAAGTTTTACAAAAGTTTGTTAAGAAAGATGATATTGTTTATCTATTGACAGGTACTAATTCCGATAGAGCTTCTTCTACTTGGGATAT